AGCGGAAGTACAAAGAAGCCTACGACGCTGCGGACCCGGACGAGTTGGCCGACGCGCAGGCGGAGATCACCCGGGCGACGCTCAAAATAGAGCGTGCGTCTGGTATGAAGCCTATTGAGGTGGAGGAGCGGGAGTTTAAAGCCCCGGCTGAAACCGCGCCGAAAACCAACCCACGAACACAGCGCTGGATAGAAAACAACAGTGACTGGTGGGGTGTAGACGAAGAAATGACGTCTGCCGCACTGGGGCTTGACAAGAAATTACAACGCGAGTATGGTCCTGAATATATTGGCACTGCCGCATACTTCAAAACTATTGACAGCACCATGCGTAAAAGATTTCCTGAGCATTTTGAAGATGCTCAGAGCGACGAGGAAGAATATGACCCGCCTCCTAGAAAGAGGTCAGAACCGGCTTACGAGGATGAAACCACGCGCCGTGCAACAAAGCCAAGTTCCGTTGTGGCACCTGCCACCCGGAGCACACCGCCTAACCGTGTTCGGTTAAAGGCATCCGAAGTGGCGATAGCTCGCCGTATTGGGGTGTCAGTAGAAGAATACGCAAAACAGGTTGCTTTACTTAGAAGGAATGAATGATGGAACAGCTAACTATAAACCGCAAGAGTCGTGATTCTGAGACCAGAGTAGAAATGCAACGCCCAATGGTTTGGCGTGCACCTGAAACTTTGCCATCACCTGAACCACGGCCCGGTTGGACGCACCGTTGGGTACGTACAAGCACTATGGGTGTAGCTGATCCGGGCAACATTTCGTCGAAGTTGCGCGAAGGATACGAGCCCTGCAAAGGTGACGATTATCCTGAGCTCATGATGCACGCTGCTACTGAAGGTCGTTTTAAAGGAGCGATTGAAGTGGGTGGTTTGTTGCTCTGCCGCATCCCGTCTGAAATCTTGGTATCGCGCATGCAACAGCACGATCAAAAGAACAAATTGCAGATGGAATCAGTGGACAACACTTTCCTCCGTGAAAGAGATGCTCGATCTAATATGGCGATGATCGTCGATAAGAAGTCGAAAGTCACTTTCGGTTCTGGTACATAATTTTAGGAGTCATTAAATGGCAGCTACAGCTTCCCCCTATGGGCTACGTCCCATTAACCGTATTGATGGCATGCCCTATGCAGGCGCAACTCAGACTTTTCTGATTGACCCTGCTGGCGAATCCACCAACATTTTCTATGGTCAAGTTGTCATTATTGGCGCGGACGGCTATCTAGCCATCTCCACCGCCACTGGTGCCGACGTTGCGGCCAACAACCTTGGTGGCAACACCGTCGGTGCAATCGGCGTTTTCGTCGGCTGCGAATTTGTCAATGCACAAGGTCAGGTGATTAACTCGCAGTTTTATCCCTCCGGCACAACCGGCGTGGTAACGGCTAAAGTCATCACCGATCCAAGCGTTGCGTTCCAAGCACAGCTAGATGGTTCTGGCGCTCAAGCAGTTCTGGGCACTAACACCTTCTTTGCCGCTGTACAGTCCACTTCTACAGGTTCTACCCGTACAGGTAACTCGACCAGTGCTTTGGAATCTTCCGTGGTCACAACTGCTGCGGCTTTCCGTATTGTGGGCTTTGTTGAGATTGAAGGCTTCTCGGAAATCGGCGACGCGTTCACTGATGTGTTGGTTAAGTTCAACCCCAGTGCCCACTCGTATTTAAACAACGTCGGCCTGTAAGGAGTTAAATCATGGCAATTTCACGCGCACAACTACTTAAAGAACTGCTCCCCGGTCTGAACGCTTTGTTTGGTATGGAGTACGCACGCTACGGCGAGCAACACAAGGAAATCTACGAGACTGAAACCTCTGAGCGTTCCTTCGAGGAAGAAACCAAGCTGTCCGGCTTCGGTGCTGCACCTGTCAAGAACGAGGGCTCTGCCATCGCTTATGACAACGCGCAGGAAGCTTTCTCTACCCGCTACACGCACGAAACCATCGCCCTTGGCTTCAGTATTACTGAAGAAGCGATTGAAGACAATCTGTATGACAGCTTGTCGGCACGCTACACCAAGTCGCTGGCTCGCGCTATGGCGTACACCAAGCAGACCAAGGCTGCTGCTGTTCTGAACAATGGTTTTACCAACTCCAGCCAGTACTATGGTGGTGATGGCGTTCCTCTGTTCAGCACTCAGCACCCAACTGTTGGCGGCACTGTTAACTCCAACACTCCTTCGACCCAAGTTGATTTGAACGAGACTTCTCTGGAAGCCTCCGTTATTCAGATCGCTGCTTGGACGGATGAGCGTGGTCTGTTGATTGCTGCAAAGCCACGGAAGTTGATTGTTCCACCTTCGTTGCAATTCGTTGCTACTCGTTTGCTGGAAACCAATCTCCGCGTCGGTACTGCTGACAACGACATCAATGCGTTGATGAACAACGGTTCAATCCCCGGGGGTTACACCGTCAACAACTATTTGACTGACAGCAACGCTTGGTTCATCTGCACGGACGTGCCTAACGGTTTAAAGCACTTTGTGCGTACACCGTTGACCACCAACATGGATGGTGACTTCGATACAGGTAACGTCCGTTACAAGTCTCGTGAGCGTTACAGCTTCGGCTGGAGCGATCCATTGGGCATGTTCGGCTCGTCCGGTTCGACCTAAGTTGAACCAGTAGCTCGTCACAAGCGGGCTATGCGAGAGGGGGCTTCGGCCCCCTTTTTTATTGTTGACAAGCCGCAAAAAAGGTGTATATTGCAGCTATTCCGGGCTTATCCGGTGTTCTGACAGTCCCGGCTGACGACATGCAGACAGAACACCTCAACTCGCATGTGAGGAAATTATCATGGCACGCACTTCTTTTTCGGGCCCAGTCCGGGCTGGCTATCAAGGCGGCACCGCTGCCGCACAACAGCCGCTTACTCCCACAACTATTAATGCTGGTACCGTAATTCCAGTTAATGAGGGAACGGCAACTTCTGGTTTTTACGCCCGTGTAATGCCAACCGTAGGTTTTGGCTCAAGCAGCTATTTAACGCCCGGTGAGGCTTTTTCTGTGTTTGGGCGTGTCCAGTGTGGCGCTCCTTTCTCTGTAGCTCCTTCTACTACTTTTAACCACATGGCTGGTACAGTAGGTGAGTTTGCAGTTATTGGCACCTACTCTAACAACGGCTTGATGGCTGGTGTGATGGGTATCATCAATACCAATACCCTGTCTGGCGATGCTGCTGTTATGGCTTTCATGGACGGCGACTCTGGTGTAACTACCGCTCGTTGCGCCTTCGGTGTTGCAATGGCTCAGACCACAGCTGGTTCTGGTTTTGATTACGGTATTGACTTGAAGATGCAAGACCCCGTTCTTGATGCTGGCGGTCCTTCTGGCGTTATTCCTTACAAAACAGCTGAAATCCGTTTGGCTAATGATGGAGCTAATGCTCCTGTTGTTATCAAAGTGGGTAACTTTGCAGATGGCGCGGCTTCAGGCGTAGGTAAAGGTTCATTAGGCATTGATTCAACCGACGGTCTTTTATTTGTATCTGACAGTGCGGGCAATTGGCAAGTTGTTACTGTCTAATGCTGACTCATAAAGACCCGGAGGTCCAAGCCATGCTTGGGCTTCTGGAGAGCCAAAGAGATCACGCTATGGGACTCGTAGCGGCAATGGCAAAGGAAAATGCGGAGTTAAAAGCTCGCATGGCGGAAGCAGAAAAACCGGAGCAAGAAAATGGCAATGCAGTATGACGTAAAGTCGTATCACAACCAGCAGACTGGCGTAGCCGTGCCTTACCGCACGCGGCTTAAAGGCGTTGTCTGTTCTCCGGCATCGTCCAGTACGCTGAGCGTGTCTATTTGTGACAACGACCCAATGACCGGAACCTACAACATTCCGGGGACTACAGTCTGCACAGTTACGCTGGCTAACCACGGATTGACCGCAGGCAGCAGCCGAGTTGTGTTGAACTTCACTTCTGGCACTGCTGTGCCTGATACGTACCTTGTTCAAACAACGCCTACGCCAAACACTTTTACAGTGACTACTGCGGTTTTGGATACAAACGGAAATGTAACTGCGTACGCAAACATTTTGCTTGAGATTGATGTAGCTACCGCCACGGCGTTTTACACGCTAATTCCCGGCGAGGGCGTTTTGGCGTATACAGGCATTTACGTGTTTCTCCCAGCGGCAACCGTGTCTACTACCATTTTTTACGGGTGATACATCATGGCTATGCAATACGATGTAACGTCCGGCTACGCCACTGGCCCCGGCAAGTTAATTACAAGCAATAGGACGCGTCTTAAAGGGATTACTGTTACATCTGGTACGGTATCAGCTAGAAATATGGCTATTTGTGAGCCAACTACCAAGAAGTCTGGTACGTACAGCCAGTCGGTTGGCACGGTTACAGTGACCATCGTAGCGCACGGCTTGGTTGATGGGCAGCGTGTGTTTTTGGAAATTCTGACTGGTGCTACACGCGCTGGCGTGTATGCTATTACATACGTCAATGCAGACACATTCACCGTAGCTGCACTTCCAAATCAAACAGCATCTGGCAACGTGAACATGTACCCCGGCCTGATCGTTGAGATCGACACGTTTACCACGGTAGGTTTACCGATCAAGATTCCCGGCGAAGGTATCCTCTGCCCCAACGGCTTCTTTGTTGGGGTAGGTGCATCTGTAACCACATCGGTGTTTTATGGTTAAAGCAACTTCAAAGAAGACTCCAGCATGGACACGCAAAGAGGGAAAGTCGGAGAAGGGCGGTCTGAACGCGAAGGGCCGTGCGTCCTACAACAAAGCCAACCCCGGCAAACCCGGTCTGAAGGCCCCTCAACCCGAGGGCGGCAGCAGGCGCGACTCTTTCTGTGCCCGGATGGAGGGCATGAAGAAGAAGCTCACCAGCGCCAAAACAGCCAAAGACCCGGACAGCCGCATCAACAAAAGCCTTCGGGCTTGGAAATGCTGATATGAGCACTCCCGAAATCCTTACCGCTCGTGAACTTGCCACCCATGCTGCTGATATCAAGCACATGCAGGAGGACATGGACAAGATGCTTGAGAGCATGAAAGCCATGCAAGTCACACTGACATCCATAAACGCCACACTGTCTGAAGCCAAAGGTGGCTGGAAAGTTCTTATGTTGGTTGGTGGCGCTGCGGGAACGGTTGGCGCTGGGATCGTACAGTTGGTCCATTGGTGGAGTAAATAATGCCAGCAACAAGTAAAAAGCAAAAAGCGCTTATGGATGCCGCAGCACACAACCCAGCATTTGCG